CTATCTTCGGTTATATCAAAAGGATTCTTCCGTACAACCTGTATTTCTCCGTTGAAGGGGTCAGAATCATCATAAACTATGTCTACACCAATCCAACCTTTTCTGGCTATGATACCATCTAAGAACATCATAGACCGTTCATAAAGACCATTAGAGGTATCTTCAGTGTGTTTACTAAGTGCGGTAAGAACTAAAGCTGTGAGCCTATTTCCACCCCTCTTAGGGTAGATTTTAGTATCCACTCTATTCTGTCTTTCGTACCCAGTAATAAGACTGATAGTCGGTAAAATCATATTTATAGTAAGATGAGGTCTGCCTTTGGCGTTGAGAGCTATAATATCTGCGGCGTCCCATTGACCATCGCCACCCTTAAAAAAGGCGTAGCCTTTGACCGCCATCATTACATATTCTTCCCACCCCTGGAAACCCTCTTCCCAAAATTCCTTCATCTTAGCCATTCTGGTGCTTTGAGGCATTGTTATTGGCATTGAATCACTTCCTTTAATTCCATATATGATATATAAATACGACTATATTAGCTCCGATTATTGCCTGGATAAACCAGGAAAGAAACTTCATTGTTAGCTTCACGATTCGGTGCGTCATCATCTGCTGTAATATTACTCTGTAAAATAAACATAAAAAATAAAATTGAAAATATAGTACAAAATGCTTTAATGAACATCTTTTTCCCCCTTACAAACTCAAACTCCAACCAACAAATAAACAAAAACCTATAAATAGACATATCCCAAATACAATTATATGAGACCAGCCAATCTCTATCTTTATTTTCATATCTTTTCTCCTTCCCATTCGTATACACCAAAAATAACATTAATGACTATTTCGGTGGATAGTATTGTCAATTATAGGTAATATTTTTACCCATTCCTACACTAATCTGCCATAAAACTACCACTTCTACCGTGGTGTCTAAATATTTCTTTAAATCTCTTTTCATCACTGCTCAGACCGACATCATATCCCTGAGCCGCCCTAATGTTTAGTGCCGCATATCTTCCACTTGCTCCTGCGTGGGTATGTGGAGTTCTTGCCTCAAAGTCCGTATATAACTGCTGTTGTTTATTCCAGACCTTACCCCATTGCTCTAAATGATGTCTTCCTACCGCAGTCTTTTCTTCATCAAAATAGGATAAACCTAAAATACTTCTTAAAGCCAGGACTCCGTTCTCAAAACTTGCTTTGGGTGTTTCAGAGAAGTGAATACCTACATCTGCCGCCCAAGCCAATCTGGTCTTAGCAACTTCTTCTTTCCCTGCTTTTTCCCTATTCCTTATATCGAAAGGAGCAAAATGCTTACCGTAGAGATATCCCTTTTCTACTAATATCCTTTTCCAATAAGCCCAAGTTACTCCTGCCTGTTCAGCATAATCAATAAATCTTATTTCCTTACCTACTTCTTGCGTAAACCATAAAGAATCCATATCCCCTACGCCGATATCCCAATGTGTGTTTACCAGATAAGAAGGGTCATAAGGTACACTAAGGATTCTACCGTCTAACTCTGCTTGATTTAACAGACGACCTACATAAGTACCTTCCACTCCCTGTAACCAACTACAGTAAAATTCCTGTTGTGCAAAGTCCTCAGTCATATTCATCTTAATTTCTTCGGCTATCTGTGCCTTAGTGATAAGACGTCTATTCTTATGGTCGTAAGTATTATCTACAGTGTGATAGCAGGTAAACCATTTTTTATTGAGTACCGCTTTATCATAGAGTTCTTTAAAATGATTCTTCCCATTCGGTGTGCTCTGGAATATAGCCCAACCGTGATTGCCCATTAGGATAGGTCTTACCACGTCCCAAGCTCCTGGGTGCTGTCGTGCCTGTTCAGAGAAGATAACTCCTCTGGGATTCGTGCCTCTCATTGATTCATAACGATTCTGGTCTGTGCCTATAATCTGAAATAATGAATGTGCTTTATTCCCTTTGGTATATATGGAGAACTTCATATCTGTATTATTCGGTTTACCTACTAAAAGACCTTTTGGTAAAAACCAATCAAGAAACTTATGAGCTATCCCAAATTCATCTGGATTCGTGTAACCTTCCCAGAGTATTTTTCTTCCCTGGGTCTGAGATGGAAAAACATAATAATATAATCCAGGATTATTCCACATCTCTTCGACAATAAGATTGAATCCCCTGATATCTTTCCCACATCTACGATGGTCAACCCATATACCCCTTAGAAAACCGTCTTTAAGCATATTGTATGCAGGAATCTGCCAGTAATAGGGTATAAACTGGTATGGAATTGTGATTGTATCTAAGTTTTTATTCTCTATTTGAGTATATATTTGCAAAATAAACCCCATTTTTTGATTTTAAGGGGGGTCGAGTACAAAAGACATAGATTCGTACCAGATTCCCCCAACTTTTTCTGCTACGTTAATCCTACCCGCCTAAATTTTGATTTTTGTGTATATCGAAACCACTCAAAATATACAACCGTGTCCGCCCATAGTGTGGAAGATTGCTGGTCTTCTGATAGGTCGCTATCCTATTCTCACCGCTAACTCCTATTGTGAGGAGCTACCTCACATTCAGACACGTTCCCTCACGACTGCCTGTCGGCTGATACACTTCTGTATCATTTATTACCGACATTATTATAATTGCTGGGAAAGCAGAAGGACTTTATATGCGACCTACTTTCTCGAAGAGGCAGGATTTTAACGCAATCCGCCTTCTACACTCCCCTTACTTTTTCTACACATGGTAGATAAGCTGTTTGAAATACCTGTCCCCAGGTACGTCTGTAAGAGCCCACAAATAGCCTCTAAATCTCTTACTTCCCTATCTTCAAATGGCATACTCAGGGTATACTCATTCTAAGAAATGTTATATTGTAACTGCAATATGCTCCATCTGCTGTAGCTTTGTGCATACTTAGTATAACAAAATGACTAATGCGGCTTCTTCGGTCAGTGTCGCATTAGTAGATTTTATGGAGCTCTCAGTCTGAATCGAACAGACGACCTATCGCTTACAAGGCGATTGCTCTACCTGCTGAGCTATGAAAGCAAAATATAATTACGTTGTGATAGTCTAACCGTACCAAAGCTACCACCAGCAACTCAGCCCGAATTTCACACCGTTTATAGGCAACTGAGGCTTCCATCTTTGGTTGCAGATAACAGAATCGAACTGTCATTTCCTGCTTATGAGACAGGCTAACTTACCAAAGTTTTATCTGCAATATGGGGTGATAGCGGAGAGTCGAACTCCGATTGTCATATTCACAATATGAGACCTTACCCTTAGGCTACTACCACGATTGGTGGAGACGGTGAGCATCGAACTCACGTCCTGGCTGGTGTCTGTGAGCTAACCTCTGTATTCCAGCCAGTCGAAGTCTTTCGTCCCCATATCTTTAAACCTCTACACTTATGAATAAGTGCGGAGCTTTATTCTTTATCGAATATTTCTACTGCCATTTCAAAATGAATCTTATAGACTTTCCCTGGCGGAACTTTCTCTCTTATCCAGGGTACTCCATCAATCGAGAACTCCATAGATTCACCTGGGTCTATCGAAAAGTCAGTATGATACTTGAACTCATTTCTTTCATCACTGTAACGGAATTTACTAAGTGGCTTCCAAAATTTCATAAGTCTCCTTCATAATGTTCACTTAGAAATGAACTATGGCGAAAAGTATACATTTTGCCTTTATAGAAAAAAAATATAGGGGTGTTCCCATATTATTCTGCCCCCGACCGAATGTATGGAGTCCCAATTCCGATTCGCTTTTTTTTCTGGAATTGTGTTTCTGTCCTGGGTGCTTCTTAGATAGGCTATTGGATTCTGTATTAGTATTAAGATTAAATTAAGATTAAATAGTTCAAGAGCTATGTATAGCCTATGTATAGCCTATGTATAGCCTATGTATGAGCTATATTTTTACAATCGTTATGTATCAGGGGTTTTAGTACGCTGTTTTTCGTGTAGTACCAGGTCATAGTGTCGATGATATTCGTTAGGTATACCCTAACAAAGTATTTCGTATACGAAATAATATTTTTTAACGAACTTTTACACGACTTTGACACAAAGTTACAGAGTTTTGTCGACTTCTGACAGGTTTTTATCAACTTCTGTTACCTCTTCAATCTCTTCTATTTCTTCTTCAATTATCTTAGGATCTCCCCCTGCCTGGATAAAAGTATTTTGTTTCACAACTTTGGGAACGATGAATTCCACGTCTGATTTATCTTTCCAGTTCTTCCCTCTATTCTTTAACCAAAAGATTTGTGCAATTACCATATTTTTACTGTTTCCGCCAGTGGTTGCGGCAGTATATAAAGCGTCCTCGACTACCTGGATTCTACTATTGAGACAAGCTTCTTCCTGGATTGCAAAATTCTCGTCCCTCTTACGCCAGTTCCAAACAGTAGTTGTGCATACTCCTGCCGCTTCGGCTGATTCGAGCCTGGTAGAACCTGAGGAAAGTGATTTGAGATAGGCTTGTTTCTGACTTGCCAACATCTCAGGAGAAGGAGATTTGATATTGCTGACCTTTTGATGAATTGTTTTTGTATCTTTCATAATAATTTACCCTCATATGACAATTTTATCATATATTATAATTACCCTATCTTTCTACTTTTTCTTCTCATTATACTCCTATTCTTAGAGATGAGGAAATATATATTGAATATAATTGAAAATAGTTTAAAATAAATATAAGAATCGAAGTAATTAGGAGCTATTTTAAGCATAGGTACGTCTGGACGAGGGAATATATCAAAATCAGGGTATTCTGGATTCTTAATTGCCCAGGTACTCCTGATTCGGATTTTACAATATTATTAAAATAATATAAAATATATTTAGATTATATGTCTAAAACATACTGAAATAGGGAATAATACTAATAGAAATGCAAAAGGACATTGACAACCGAAAAAGGAAAGGGAATAGACCAGGGTACTCCGTCTAAACCTGACTGACCGAATTAAAAGCAAAGGTGAGATAAGACTAACATAAATAAAATATGTAGTTTTATAGACTGGTAAAGCATTAATAGTGGTAAGGG